GGAACAGCGATCCCATCCCCTCAAAGGAGGTAGGAAATCGTGACCTGCCCGTCGAACCCTGACGGTGCCACCCGTGGCTCACCACTCCACGTCAACCTCATTGCCATCATCATCGATGCATTGTAGGTTACGTGTCAAGTGAGTGTGTGAGCCGCCCCCCGCAGTCGCGGAGTTCCAGCGGCGAACAGCTGCTTTGAGAATGAGGTCGAGCTCACGCTGAGCCACTCTCATCTCTCCCTCGAGGGAGTCCCGTTCAACCTGTCTAATGACCGGGTCCGCCCAAGCCGCACCACCGATATTCCTCTTCTGGCGTTCCATCCCAGACTTGAGGTCATGTTCGGACTCTGCAATCCTACCTCGCAGAATCGCGACAGTATCGCGTTGGTATTCGGACAGCCATTCAACCTCCACGAATGGTCTTGCGGGCTTCCGACCCGCTGTGGAAATAGAGATAAAGATCTCCTTTGTTTCCACCGTCGGCAGCGGTGCGTTCTTCACCACCACTGCTGGCTCCGCCTTGACTTCAGGAACCGTCTCGAGCATTATCGTCTCGAGTGACAGAGGCACCCGCGCTGAGATAGTGATCTCGCCGGGGAAGCCCAATGAGGTCTCCTGTGCGAGCAGTTGTCTTCGCTCCAGTGAAACCGTCTGTCCCTGAACGTCCAAACCCAAAGTTGGGACCACGAACTCCGCTAGCTTCTCGGCGAAACGTGCGCAGGCATACTCCTTCGAGTGCAAACCAGGCTCCCCCTCGACATCGATAAACGATCTGTCAAGAGGTTTCGCTAGCCCACTCTTAAGAAGGTATTCCCAGAACCGTCTGTTCTGTCGGAATTTCTGCTTTGCGCCGTCTACCGCCCCGAGAGACTTGTAGAGATCCGCCAAGGATAACCGCGAATCAAACATCGTCGCGGCACAGGCCCTCCCGATCGCTTGCGTCCATGCTGCGATCTTAGTAGGATCCGTGAGTACGTAAGGCTCCTGACCCCGGAGAAGATTCTCCAGGGCGAGCTTGCGCACCATCCAAGGCGTCTTTTGGCCCACAGCCGCTGGCTGTCTCTTCAACTTGGACCAGTTGAGAATAGCCCCATTGGCGAGCTTGCAATCCAGCCACGAGGGAACACCGTACATACCAACTCCACCCAGAGATTCCGGGATGTAGTAGGGAAGACGGATGTCCTCCAACGCTTTCGCGTTGTGGCGAAGGAAGCAGGCGTGCACTCGTTCCCAAAGTTCGGGTGGGCACGTTTCGTGTAACTCCCTGTGACGACTGCCAAGAGTCTCGGCAGAATCACAGATATCCGCGCGACCGACCGCGCCCCCTGATCGCTTGTATCCAAGGACAAGTCCGAGGTTAACAAAGCGAGTAAGGAGGTACGGTTGCTGTCGCAAAACAATCCGTCCCTGAGAAACCTCAAGGGCGGAAGGCGGTTTGGAGCCACCATCACGTGACCAAGGCTGCTGTTCCGGTTCGTCAGGTCGGTAGAGGAAGTTCGTAGAGTTCACGTTGCAAAACGCACGCGACCAGAACACCTTCCCAATCGACGGAGACAATCCGACGAAAGCAGCCACCCGTTCCCAGGTACGCCGACCAAGTTCGTTAGTGACAAACAAACAATCGTCACCATTGATCAATAGTCGTGCACGGCCACCAGAGAGACCTGTTAGGGGAATTTTCCTTCCCGCGCCGAATTCCATAGCGTAACGACAGACGATGGCATTAACCAGGCACAAAACCGGGAATGAGGTCACTGACCCCATAAGCTGTCCCGTTGTCTGATTTCGCTGTTGTCCGTTGTACTCGACGATGTGACCTGTAAGGCTACGGAGAAGGAGCGCACGCTCACCTTCTTCCAGACCGACGGCGTCGGAGATTTCCTCCGCCACGATCTTGCTAGCCCAACCATGCAGTGCATTTGTTGCATTGGTATAGTCACCCGAGAGAAACGCATGGCCCGCGGGGAGTTTCGACCCTAACATCTCAAGCAGAACGCGATTATCAACTTGTCGACCGACGAGCTGAAAGGCCGGAACTTTGGCCAGCGTTGTCCGCATGAAGTGCTGTATGGATTTGAGACATGTGCCTGCGAGAGGAGGACCTTTGGTAATCACGCGCACCTTGAGCGCTTCGGCGAGCCCCAACGGTGTAGCAAACGGCATCTCTACCCAGAGAGCCTTCTCGATCAAGCGATCGTAGAATTTGGAGTAAAGCGTCATGAACTCGTCGTAGTCAACGTTGACAACGCCTGTTCCTCCATGCTGCACACGGGACTCTTCGCGAGAGCCTGAGCGTACGTAGATTCCACCCCCCGGGACCTTAAGTCCGTCCAACAAATCCGGATGCTCTTCAAGAATCGCCCCCACCGCGCCGAGGCCAGATCGAGATCTGACATAATTGGCCGATGTGGACGGGAAGAAAGCATGCATCCTATCCTCGACAGTGTACTGCCGGGTGAAGACCTCTCTCACCGTGCGTTTCGCCTCCCGACGGAAGACGTTCTCGCTGAAGAAGACATCCTCCGGGTACTCGGAATTGATGTCGCTCCAGGCGATCTTTCGCTCCCCATCCCTATTCCTGATCAAATCAACAGGAACAGAAACTTTCTGCTCAGCAGTGAGTTCCTCGAAAGTGGAGGACTCTCCCTTCTTGAGCTGGGATTCGGTGGGACGAGGCAGTCCCTTCTTGGATTGAAGGACCGAGGTGGCGAATGACATTCGTGCCATCTCGGGCCAAGTCTTGGCTTTCCGCACAAAGCGATATGCGGAGCCACCGAGGATTACCAGCGGGTTATCCTCTACTTCGTCACCACTCCACGGCCGTTTGGGCAAGTCCTGATCGGCCATGGCGGAGAAGAAAGCGGCAAGCTTGTACTTAAACAGCTTGAACGCCCCCTCAACACCTGGAGCACAAAGCGCTGACAAGGCGGACAATCTGTCCACCGAGCGCTTGAACGCAGATCGCAAATGTCGACTGTGTTCATCCGTGCCGTCTAGATCGAATCTGAAGCCATAGATCCGATAGACATCCAGTATCACAGTGAGGGATTGTGTGACGAAATTCTGGGGTTCCAGAGGCGGACCGTTGCTGGTGTCCGCTTCTTTCAACGCAGTTGCCCCACTGCGAGGGGAGGATTTGCCTAACCAGGCACCCTTCCTACCATCTTGGGCTCGTTTATTCGTTTGCTTCATGCTTACTTATTCACGAGGGTCG